TTATATAGCTTTTTTTAGTTGCTTTTTTTGCTGGCATTCTTCCTCCCACTTCATTACATCAGTAGCGAGGTATCTTTTCATTGTCCCGCCTTCAGAACTTAATGCTGGGGCTGGGAATGGAATCCCCCAAGGTGTGTTAATTTCCCACCGATTAAGTGTGCGTTTAGTAATATGAAACATCTCACACACATTGTTAGATGTCAGATATTTATCCACATTAGCCCTCCTTACTTTCCGCTTTAACTTCTTTCAGTGATTCAATTGACTTAATCCAACTTAAAATGTGTGGCTTAGTTATTTCATCCTGACCGTGAAACCAGTAGAACTTTTTTTCTTTTTCAAGAACGTAATAAGGTTCACCAGATCCATTAGGCACAAGAAAATAATGGGTAGCATCTTTTGGTGCTGATTCAAGTATTTCAAATTCACTCATCCCTCAGCTCCCGATTCAATATCCAACTTCATTGCACCTTCTTCTGGATATTCGGTCATCCAAAAGTAATAGCCTTTTCCACTGTGGCCATCTTCAAAGAATTTAATTGTTAGTTCATTATCAAGTTGATCTAAATCTTTCTCACCATCTGGATTTACAAATTCGAGAAGGCTTTTTAGTTGATGACCGCTAAGTGTTATGCTCATTGTTCAGCTCCAGATACGTTTGGCACACTATGAAAATGCATCCAGTGTGAAGGCGGATCATTATGATAATTTGCCCATACACTATTTAAATCTTCATCAATAGTCATATAGTCTTGTTCGGGGGTAACATCAGGTGCATCAGCCCAACAAATAAGTACCATTATGTCAGTAGGTGGCCATTCATCATCCACGCTGATCCAAGTTGGCAACACCTGAGCACTGGCGTCATTCCATGCGGCATCCCAAATCAACCAAGCTTCATGACGAGGACTAGTTGGTAAATATCTGTGTCCTGTTAGTGCCTCTTGTCTATCTAGTTGACGTTTTAAACTTTCATAACTGCAATTACATTCTTTGGCATGAAATCTTTCAAAAGCTTCTCTTTTTTTATTTAGATCAATCATTACCTAAGCCCTCAAATATTCTTCTTTAGTCCACTCAACAAACTCTTTATAAAGTTGTTGAGCGGGTTTGTTTAATCGGTTGTGATAGTCGATTGTTATTCGCCGCCAAGCGACTGGTACCGCATAATGCTTTGTTAGAAACATTGCTTGATCCATGCCTTGCCGGACTATTACGTAGCCCAGCAATTGCAAGTAGTACATAAAACCAAGCATGTGTTTTTGGCTCACTTTCTTGTACTGATCCTTCATATTAGAAACCATCTCCTAATAGATAATCAGGTTCATCCTCTTGATGTGGTGTAGATGTATGGTTCTCTAATTCAAAGCGGCGTTTCTTAACAAAATCCATGAGTCGGGATTGAATCTGTGGATCTCGTGCGGCCACATCTATTTCCAAAGCATCCAATGTAGTGAGGTCGGGCGCGTTTTGGATCTGGACCATTAGTGAAGGTGGTTCACTTTCTACAGGCTTTTCATCTGCAAGCTCAGTCAAACGCTTGTGAGTAGCTTTGAGTAAAGGATCCATTTGTTTATCTGACCATGTACGGGTGTATCGATAAACCGCATTTACTTCTGCAGGTGTTTTTGACTCTTTCACACGCTGTAGAAGAGTATCTAGGGTTTGCTGATATTCTGGATCTACTTTAGGCTCGTTAGTTTCTGGAACTAACAGATCCTCAGATGTGGTGACGTTAGTTTGTTCGGTAATAACAATTGTTGGTTGAATTTCTGCAGAAATAACTTCAATAGGCTTTTCTGCTTTTGATTTTTTGCCTCTCTGTTTTTTAGGTTCCTCACCAAGACGAATAACACTTAAATCATTGTTGATTTCAATACCGAGTGCTTTTGAAAAAGCTTTTAATTGAAGCTTGGCATTTTCAGCATCACGCTGAACAAAACCACTATTAATTGCTTCAATGAGTGCTGGAGTTTGAAACCCAACAATATAAATGGAAGGTAAATATGTGTTGAGAACAAAAACATCCTGACCCTCTTCATACTCATCAATAGTTAATGGCTTTGTGAATGTAATGCCAGCCAGCTCAATAGTTTCTATTTTGATGCAGAATTCAAAACCCGGTTTACCAAAAACAGAAGCGGGGAATTGATCTAAGTCAGAAAAGTCCAACATGTCTCCAATAGGGCGACAAAGAACAGTTTTGCCTTTTTGAAGAGCTGCAAATGCTTCAGCTGCAGTTAGTAAATTAGACATAAATAGCTCTCCTTTTAGTGATGTAACGACTGTTGTTGCTGAACTTGCTGAGGATTATTTTTAGGCGCCCAACCCATCTGATCGGCACGTGCTTGGCATGCTCTATTGATACCAGCCTCGTAAGTAGTGCCTTTAAACTTTTTAATCGCAGCATTTAAGATGTTTGTGTCAGGTGCATCTTTAATTGCTTTCAGAGCATCTTGATAAAGTTGGTCTTGAGTACGAGGTGGCTTCTGGTTGCCACCATGAGCGGTTGCCAGATTATTCTGATTTGTATTTTGACCTGCTGGGGTAGAGGCATTTTGCTCTAGATAGGCATAGTCATAGTTGTATAGGTATTTACTTCCATCAAAATTACCGAGGTAAACATCAGCTGCCACACCAACAGCTTTAAACGCTACACCTAGAGCATCGGTTACGGCTTTTTTATAACCCTCATCAATCGCTACTAGTTTACCTTTGTGAATTTCAGCAATTGCTGAACCACCGTTGCCGAAAAATTCCTCACCCCAAACACCATCAATCTTGGTTTTTACTGCTACTTCAGCAAAAGCCATCATGGTTCCATCTGGTGCAGTTTCAGACCATAAACGCACGTGTCTATAAGTCCAGCCATGACCAACAGGACCAAAGGCCTGAGTCATAGCCATTAAACGCCATTGAGGGTTAATATCTGATTTACCTTTTAAATAACCAATCTCAATCTTTTTAAGAAAATTGGTAGGCGTCTGCTTAACTGCATTCCAGATATGTAAGTTGTCTTTTGAGTTTTCAGTTGTCATTTTTCTTATCCTTATCTTGAGCCAGTGAAGCCGCGAGAACGCTTATAGTTTTTGCGGTCATAAGTAGGGATATTTGTTTCGCGCAGTTTTATTGCGAGCTGCTTTCTGCGCTGAAAATCGATTTCTTGTGTGAGTTCATTCCAAACTTTTGGATAGTCGGTTTTGAACTTTTTAACGTCCAAAGGCGTCTTAACTTCACCCTTAACTTTGTAAAGAACTGAGCCATTAGCATTAGAGGCGTACACTTGCCAGCCGATGCGGACAGAGTAGAGACCCTTATCATCACGGCCTAAAAATGACTTGTAGCCGTCAGGGTGTTTTTTGAAATTAGTCAT